TAAAAAAAACGGAAAAGATCAGGAAACGGAAACGGAAACGGAAACGGAAACGGAAACGGAAACGGAAACGGAAATGGAAACGGAAACGGAAATGGAAATGGAAATGGAAACGGAAGATATGGATTCGGATTCGGATTCAGATTCAGAAGCACCAATACCGAAACCGACGACGGTCGAGGTAAAGAACGGGAATGGAATTCCCAAGCCTAAAATTGCAAAGATACCTAAAAAACCCAAAATCGAATCACCCCCACCACCTAAAGGACCTAAAGGGCAACAACCGAATAAACCAATACCTTCTCAAAGATATGTAAAAGATAATAAATTCGTGCAAATAAGTTTAGATGATTTAACAGATGAACAATACGAAGAATTTGATAGTTTTTATAGGTCATATAATAAAGATAATTACCCCAATAGATTTAAACGTCAAGAACTTCGCATGAAAATTAATATGGTAAAGAAAAAAGGAATATATGCCTATTTACCTGGTCACCCTAAGAGTCATAATATGGATGTAGAATCAGGTGATCCCGGGTTTTGGGAATGGCAAAAAGACGAAACACAAAAAGTGACAGAGGAAGATGCAAAAAATTGGTTGGATATAGACTATACAAAACGTAATAGAGATGGAAGCCATTCGACATCGTTTCCTTACCATACATTGACAACATCAGAAATATTAAAATTAGCGCAAGTTAGACTGGAAAGAATAGGTATAAACACATCGACAAGGAATAAATTTAACAAGTACGGATTCGATGATAGAACAGGGGAATGTTACAAATATGAACCGTGTTATTACGACGGATACACGGGAATGAAACCCGAAATAGCTGACTTTTATAAACCCTGTTATGATACGGATAAATACAGTTCAGATAAGGAAAGGGAAAGGTGTCTTTATGATTAACTCCATTTAAAAAAGAAAACCATTATAAATTAAATGGAGGAGATACGTAAGTACCATAACGAGTCTAAGCGTCTCCTCATCCAATCGGCTACCCGCGAAGGCGACAGTATTTTGGATGTAGGATGTGGATTCGGTGGTGATCTCCAAAAGTGGCGACACACCGGTGCAAATATAAGCATGTGTGAACCGAACCCAGAATCACTTAAGGAGGCTAAGTCTCGTGCCAAGAATATGAAAATACGCGTCAATTTTTACGAAGGTGATATATTCGCGTGTCCACAAAGGAAATACGATGTCATATGTTATAACTTTGCGTTACATTATATATTCGAATCATCCAAGTTATTCGAGACATCTTTATTAGCAATTAAAAATAGAATAAAACCAGGTGGTCAATTCATAGGGATCATACCGAATTCAGATAAGATTATCATGAATACACCCGTAAAAGATGAATTAGGAAACTATTTTCTAATGAAACATACAAGTTCGGGAAACTTTGGGGAAAAGTTATACGTCCACTTAGCCGATACACCGTATTATGCCGACGGTCCAAAAGTCGAACCCATCGCACACAAGGATATGTTTTTTACGCGCATGGAAGATTTGGGGTTTACTTTAACATTGTGGGAAGATCTTAAAGGGAACCCGGTTTCGGATCTATATAGTAAATTTAAGTTTGTGTATAAGAGGTGAACCGTCGATTTTTATGTATGTTTATGATAAGATGATACTTACGTTACTCCTCCTTATCATAAACGTGATTATACTCATGAATATACAGGAACCCGAGAGATTATCTGAAGTTCGTGAAAAATACAGGACACTCAGGGAACACCTTAAGGAGACTAATAATCAGGAATTCAAAATGTTATGTAAAGAAATTCCAATTACCGCACACAGGCGTATGAATGGGTCTATAGGGTATAATGTGAGTAAAGGTAGTGATATAGGTTTGTGTATCGATGGTGAACCTAATGAAATATTCCACGTTTTAATACACGAACTCGCACACTGTACTGTTGATGAGTATTCACATAGTAAAGAGTTCTGGAAAAAATTTGATGAACTCAGAACGATATGCGTTTCTTTAGGGATATACCGGGAAATACCACAAAGAACTGAATTTTGTGGTAAACACGTCCAGGATAAATAATGTTTGGTATTAATAAAATGCAATCGTTCGGTGATTTAATGAAAGCGTATTTATTACTGAATACTTTACTCGCATCTTCGAGTGCCCCTCTACTTTTAAACAATAAATGGTTAAACATGTTTATAATCATGGTCGTTACACCATTAGTCATTACTGCGTTACCACGTGGCGGTGATATATTTGGGCGTTTAGCTATAGATGCACCATTTTTGATGGTATCAACCTTGTTAGGTATGGGTATGGTTGCGGGTGTTTCTCAAATAAACAAAAGGTTCGAAAAAGATTTTAGAGATTATGGTAAAACTACGAAGAGTACTGGTACTGTTTTAGGACTTCGCGCAGTTGGTTTACTGTTCGGATTTCTCGTTTCCTATTTCATTTTTGGAAAGAGAATGTATAAACATTATAATGCTATTTAAGCGTATTTTCTTGCGAGGTAAAAGGCGACCGCCGCGACCATACCGGTCGACGCTAAGCCGATTGCACTTCGATTTCCCTGGTCGTTCAAAAACGATGGGACGAAGTTTGCGAGTTTTTCTTGAACTGGCTTACTAATTGCCGCCGCAGCACATACAGCTACAATAAGTGCTTCGAACTGGTCATCAGTAAGGTTGAATGGATTTTTAGATTCGGATTTTTTTTCAGTCGTTTGTTGTCCTACTGGTTGTTGTTGCGCCATCATCATTGGAGCTTGCATATGCATTTGCGTCATTCTTGGATCGGCGCCCATCATTGGTGGTTCGAGTGGTTCCTCGGCTTGACCCATAATATCGGAAATTGAAGTAGAGTCCATCGTCTGTTTATTTTCACTCACATTTTTTTCGGGGGGGATATTCGGCACGAAAGATGTCCCTTGATTATTATTTAGAGATACCATACCGTCGCCATTGTCTGAAAGATTCATCGTTCTAACGTCTGTCGCCATTTATATGTACATAGTTTTTTGGTTTTAAATGATTACGCATTATTGTCCTGAAGAGTATAGTTTGGATATAAACACCCGAATGTTTTTATGATTCTGGGTAAATCGTTTAATTTATCGTAATCACACATATCATTATCTATATAAACAGTTTTAGTATGATGACATATATCAATTATAACACGGTACCCATCATCACTATCATCTGGTTTAAATTCATTATAAGCTGGATACACTACAGTGTTGGTATTTTTTATAGGTGTATACAGTCGTTTAGCAATTGATCTTATCATTTCCTTTTCGTAACTTTAAATGGTGTATTCTTTTTAACTGAATTTGGGTCACCCATTTTCATGTTTCCATGTTTCGGATTAAACATCTTTTTATGTGTTTGCCAGTACTCTGGTGCACCTACCCTGAAATTTTTACGAAGTGTTGCTTTATACCAAAAGACACAATCTTCTATTTTATTACTTTTAGAAGTATTATCCAATACCAAACATTCGTAATTTTCCGTACACGAATCCATAACCTTATTAAACATCTCAAAGGATGGAAAAATACCAAAAAAGTTTTTAAACAATTTTTCCCTATTTTGAATAATATTTTCACGTAAAATGAAAATATAATCTATATTTGCCCTGAGTGCGGGTGGTAAATCCATACAGTACTGCATGGTTAACATGAAAAATATCTTCCAATGACGACCATTCATAAAACATTGACGAATACATGTATCTTTCATAAACTTAGAATCATACATACAGTCATCTAAAAGAAGAAAGGCTCCACAATTTTTTTTACCCGCACCAACTAATCTCTTTTGTCTATCCATTACACGTTCAATAGCTTCTCTGTCGTAATCACCGTATATGAATAAATCTGGTATATACTGTTGATAATAATGATTACCTTCTTCTGTTGCTGATAAAACTATACCCGCTGGTAAATGTTTTTTATGGTACAGAATATCAGTAACAAGGGTTGATTTACCCGTATTACGTTTACCTATAAAAACACATACTTTATCATCCGCCATGTTTTCAGGTTTAAATTTTCTCAACTGAAGATTCATCTATAATATCGTGTCGTTTTATTTCATAAAATTTTACTCACGTAAAGTAAGAATGGCTGGTCGATTAAACCTTGCTATCACGGGTATCCAGGACCAATGGCTTACTGGGGAACCCGAGTTTTCGTATTTCCTGATGAATTTTAGAAGACATACTAAGTTTTCAATTGAATCTATCGAAACACCTTTTGATGGTGATGTTGATTACGATGCAACTGTAGAGTGTCGTATACCCAAAAACAAAGGGGATCTTATCCGAAGTATGATGATTAAATTTACTTTACCTAAACCAACGGAACCCGATAAATCATTTAATGTAACGTTTCAATCTGTAAATGGTAGTAATAAATACTTTATAGACGGTGTTCAACAGGCAACATTGACTTTATACGAAGGTACGACGTATACCTTCAACAATTTAAGTCACGTAGATGGTCATCCGTTTAGATTTTCTACAACGGCTTCACCCAATTATTCCGATTACACAACTGGTGTTACTGATCCGAGTACAGCTACGGTTACATTTTTAGTACCAGTGGGTGCACCATCAACTTTATACTATTACTGTGCTGCACACAACGGTATGGGTGGTCAGATAAACGTGAAAACGCTTCGATACCGCGAATCTATAGGTGCACAATTAATAGACCATGCTGATCTCATTATTGGTGGCCAAACCATAGAGAGAATAACGGGTGATTATATTTACATGTATGACCAAATACACAGTAATAAAGATGATATTGATCAAACACTCTATTTCTTAACGGGACACGGTAATTATATAGACGTAACGTACGATTGGGATTATAGTTTATTTTTACCCTTTTATTTCTTTAGAAACCCGAGTTTAGCTATACCCGTGTGTGCTTTAACAAAACAACTCGTCGAAGTACGTATAAAGTTTAAAAATCTCACAGACGTCACATTATCATACACGAGAACAGGTGGTGGTGTATCTGATCCACCATCAAGTGTTTTGTCTTCTATTAAAAAGGTTTCACTTGTAACGGATTTCTTTTTTATTACTGAAGATGAAAAGAATTTCTTACTTACACGCCCCATAGAATACGTTATAACTCAACTCCAATTGTCTCAATTCAAGTTTAAAGCGGGTGAATCTAAAAAATCTGGTATGCTTAATTTTAAAAACCCGGTCAAGGAAATGTTTTTTATGGCTATTAGTGACGACGTATACAAATACGAACCAATAAAACAAGTTACTATGAAGTTTAATAATACCACAATCATAGACGCCGATAATTTAATGTTAAGTTATGAACAACCATTAAAGTATTATACGGGGGTAACAGGTAATAATTTTGGTGTCTATAGTTTTTCTTTGAAACCAGAAACGTATTACCCTACCGGTCAAGTCAATATGAGTAGAATAGCGCACAATTTGATAGATATTGAACTCGATACACCAGACGCGAGTTTCGGACACAAAGTTTACGTGTACGCTGTAAACTATAACGTTTTACGTATAAGTAGCGGTCTCGGGGGTTTAAAATTTTAGTCAGTTATACTAGTAATGGCTGGTCGTGTTCAATTAGAAACATCTGGTCCACAGGACGCTTTTTTTACAGACGACCCCGAATATACATATTTCATAAAGAATTTTCAAAAACATAC